GCGGGCGCGGTGTTGGATTAGGGAGGGGGGGGGGGCGGTGGTGCGGTCATGCCCCACGTCCCTCTCCCCCACTCCCCCATCACGCGACCTGACCTCGTCGCGTAGCATGGGCCGGGGGGGCCGGGAGTTCGGCGACCGCGTTACCAGCTAGTAACGCGGCGGTGGAATGGCTGCCTGGGGGTCACAGCCCCTAGAACTAGCCTCGGCGACCGTGGGGGCGCCAAATTAGAGGGGATACTCTAAAAGAACTGGTTGCATTCGGCGGCGAGATAACTCATAATGGATACATCGACTAGGCAATCAGGCCGGTTGAGCAACTAGGAGCTGCCGTGAACTACCCCTGCCAATCCTGCATCATCGATCAATTGACCATCAAAGGCTCAATGGAATCGGACGACCTCAAACACATGTGCCGACTGAATGTCGATGGCTATGATTCGTATGCCTACATGACGGCGGTGCACGATCTGCTCAATGAGGGCCACATTGTACGAGTGGGTGATGACGGATTCCGCATCGCCAAGTAACAGGGCCGCACGGTTAGCCAGCGCATCGCCGTAACGCGTGAGGCTAACCGGGCAATCCTGCCCTCGCGTGACTCGCCGCCCTCGCCCATCGCGTAGCGGCCTCACTCAACCCCAGCGCCCCGCGCTATAGCTATAGGAGCATCACAATCATGGCAACCGCAGCCCCAAAGAAAACCTCTACCGCCGTCGCAGCCGCAATCAGCGATTCGCTGTTGATTCTCACGTTCGCCAACCAACGCGTGCTGACCGTTGACGCGAAGGCGCTCAGCCCCGCGATCCGCCACGCCGCAATGATGCACGGCTTGAAGCAAAAGCTCATAGATGGCGCGGCAATCGCCCGCGACCCTGAAACCGGCCGCACCGCCACAATCGATGACAAATACGATGCCGTGGCGGACATCTACAGCCGCATCACGCACGCCACTGAACCCGCATGGAACAAGGTCCGGGGCGGAGAAGGCACCGGAGGCAATGTGAAGGGCGGTGTGTTCGTCACGGCGTTGATGCGCATGACGACGAAGAGCCGCGATGACATCGAGTCGTATCTGGCGAAGTTGTCAAAAGAAGAAGTCGCCGCATTGCGCAAGAATCCCCGCGTGGCCGATCTGATGCGACTGATCCAAGCTGAACGGACGGACACTTCGAAAGTGGACACCGATGCATTGCTCGACGGGCTGATGGAAGGCGCGAACGGTGGCGATGATGGCTACGACGAATCCGAATCCGACGACGGCACAGGTGACCCCTCGGCCTCGCAAGGCTAACACGCACACCCCCATTTGACCGCCGCGTTACCACGCCGTAACGCGGCCATGGAACTACACCTAACCCTAGGAGCTTCAACCATGTCCCCTCTCGCATCCGTCCGGGCCGCTGTCGTGGCAACCTCAGCCCTCCCTCCAATGCATTGCCGCCGCTCCGCGCACATCCCCACGGCCCGCAGCCTCGCACGCCGCTACAGTACTGCAACCGCAGCCCGCTATCTCCGCACTCGCGGATGGAGCATCGAAGCCGCGTTGTTCATCCTCACGGGCCACTGGCCTTTCCCACCGTCACACACCCCCGGAGTCCGCTAGCCATGCGCCCCGCATACGCCTTCGCCGTCACGTACCACATCGACAGTCTCACCCCGGACGGCTCAACGGTTGCGACCAGCCCCCGCCATAAGGCCGTCGTCCTCCTCAACCCTTCCGCGCAATACTACAACGGCGAGGCGACGGAAGCCCTCGCAACGCTCCACGAATGCGGCCTTGCAGCTGTCCGCATCGTGACGTGCAAACCACTCAATCCGCCGCTTGCAATGCGGCAATCTTGATCGAAGGGGCCTCACCATGACCACTACTACTACTCGCGCAGTCAATCGCGCCCTCGCATACGCCATCGAATCCTGTGAGGGCGACTCCGATAAAATCACCGCCATTCGCAAGGATTTTGCCCTCATGTTACGAGACGACCTTCCAGAAGCCACCGTCGTCTATCATCTTTCGGTAATCCCCATCCGCATCGCGCAGATGAACGAACTCGAGCGCCTGACGGCAAACCCTCATACGGACTCGATGACGGCCCTAGCGTATGCTATGGCTATCAAGCGCCAAATCGCTCAAAAGGTGTATTTGCCTATCCGCTGAGGCGTTATCGGGCCGCAGAACCGCCTCCGGGCGGTTTTCGTGTTTGCAGAGGTCCGACGGCGGGCGGCAATGCCTCAATTCCGGCCGGAACGCCCCCGCCGTGCCTCAAACGCCCCCTCGGGAATAGCGACCTACCAGCCACCCCCGAAAACCGCGCCACGGGCCTCTATTTCCCGCCGGTGGAATCGCCCCTCAGCCTCCCCCTTCCCCTCGCCCCACCGCCCCCACGCCCCGCCGCTGCCTCTCGCGCGCACGCCTGTTAGCTGATAGCAAGTCGCTACGTCGGAATGCCGGGTTACGAGGGGCGCACCGCGCTACAGCTATAGCTTTTGCACCGCTGCCCCGTCGCCGCATTGCTGTTAGCTGTGCGCCGAGTCAGTGCGGCCCAATCCCAATTTCGCTAGGGGTGAGGGGGCTGTTTTTAAAAACAGCGCGAGCACCGGCGCGACGCTTGGGCGCTGCGTGAGCGCACGCGAGGGCTGAGCGCGTTGCGGTGCGGGGTTGCGGGCGCAGTTGTTGCTGCGGAAGCGTGACTGCTGGGGTGCGGTAGGGTAGGGTTTGAACATGGCCGGAGGGTTCCACCGGCGCGTTACTAGCCGGTAACGCGACCGTAGAATTGACCTCGTAGGGCCAGTGACGACTAAATTGGAGGCTTGAATGACACCTGAACACGAACTTTCGCTTGCGAAAGCCAAAGCATTACACAAAAGCGCGGTGGCCGGAAAGACTGTCCGCGAAGCTGAAGGGGATTTCGGGTCCGCTATCGGAACGGCAGATGACTTGCTGATTGTGGCTTTTGCGCTTACGGCTGAGGGGGCTGAGCAGGGGCGCAATGCGGTGCTTGCGGCCTTAGCTTTCGCAAGCGAAAGTTCGGCGCCTCAACTGCCTGTCGATGAGGACGAAGTCGCCCGTCTGCAGTCTTGCGAAAAGGCTTGGCGCGCTGTCTGGGAGGCGCTGAAGCTTGCCGATCCCGCAATGGACAGTCGCTCCTCTATCGGACGGGAATGTGCCGTAAAGAGCATTCAGCGACTACAGGCTCTAGCCGATGCCCTTGAAGGGGTTATCGGTGAGCGTGACGCGGCCCGCGCCGAACTTTCCCTTGTAAAAGCTAAAGCCATCAGCCTTTTCCGTGAAGGAATAGCCGATATAGTCTATTCCGTCCTGTGCTCAGCGGGTCCACTAGAGAGCCGCAACCAGCTCTGCATCGACCTCACCAACGCAGTCACTAACAGTGAGGGCCCACAGCCATGATCCTCTACCTCGCAGGCCCAATGTCTGGCCTTCCTGATTCCAACTACCCCGCGTTTCACGCGGCTGCAGCTGCTTTGCGCACGGCCGGGCACACTGTGCTAAACCCAGCCGAAAGCCCCCCCGAAGCTTCCTGGCTCGACTACATGTTCAGTGCTCTGCGCCTTATCGGTGAGGGCAAACCAGACGCCGTAGTGATGCTTTCCGGCTGGGGTAGCAGCTGGGGGGCTCAAACTGAACGAACTCTGTTCGTTAACTTGAAGCTCCCAGTGTACCACCAAAACAGCCGCGAAGGAGTTTTCGCGGTGCACGGGTTGCTACTGTGAGCGGGGCGGCTTTACCTTTCGCAAGAGAAAGCTCTTGGGGCTCCCCCGTCCCGCAGTCCTGGCGCTGTGCCTTCCTCACCCTTTCCACTTGGTCCGGGGCAGTCGCAACCCCTCTGGAGCTCCAGTACGCCCTTGACCATTGGGCTCCAGCCACCACCACCGAAGCCGCTGTTGCGACTCTCAAACACCGTCGCCAGCTGGAACGGCAAGGCTTGCTGCGAATCTGTCGCACGGCTGAAGGCAATGTCGCTGCAGTTACTGATGACGAAACCGATTGACAACTTGAAGAAAAGGAAATTGCTATGCTCATCACCCTCTACCTGTGGGTCGCCCTCAGTACCGCTGGTGTCATCACGTTTTCGCTTTGGCGCTGTGGTGAATCCATCGAAAGCATTGCTGACGCTAAAGAAGTCTCTGTGGGTTTCGTAACCGTTGTTCTTGTGTTTTGTGGGGCTTTCTGGCCGATCTTCCTTTGCTTGTTATTCGCAACGCGTCCCGGAAAGTAACTGTCCCGTGCAACCGAAATTTCCGATTGCACAGCTCACTGCTTTCCGCTATAGTCATTCCAACGGCACCGCGATTGCGGGCCGTCAACCCACAAACCATATGGAGCCTCACAGCCATGACCACCGAAAAAACCCAGCCAGTCATCAACACCGTCACCATGGACAACGGCGACATCATCGAATTCACAGGCAAGGCCAAGATGCTCAAATCGAGCAAGATCGACGCCGAAACCAACACCGTGGTTGTCCGCCTGGACTTCATCAACGGCGAAACCCGCTATCTGAACATCACGCCGTCGCTGCTGTTGCGCTTCGCCGCTCATGGTGCCGAGCAGAAACTGGGCGACGAAATCGCCGGCGTCAAGGACGTCGAAGATGCCGTGATTGCCATCGACGAACTGCTGGATCGCCTGGAAAAAGGTGATTGGAACGTCAAGCGCGACGCGAACGGCTTGTCCGGCGCCTCGGTCCTGATGAAGGCCCTGATGGAAATGACTGGCAAAACCAAGGCAGACGTCAAGACCTTCCTGAGCGGCAAGTCGCACGCCGAGAAGACCGCGCTGCGCACCAACGGCCGCCTGAAGCCGATCATCGATCGTCTGGAAGCTGAGAAGGCCGCGAACGCGAAGCCGAAGGGTCCGCAGGTCGACACCGATGCCCTGCTGGCAGGGCTGGACGGCTCGGCACCGACAGAGGCAGAAGGCGAAGCCGAGGCAGCGTAATCGCTCAAGGCACGGGAACCGTGCTTGTGACAGGGAATTGAGCCTCTCCTGTCGCCGGAAGCCCCCAGGGAAAGTTGTCCTGGGGGCTTTTTGTTGTCCGGGGAGTTCCACCGGCGCGTTACCGGCTAGTAACGCGTCGCTATAACCCCTCACTACTGAGCTCCATACCCCTCCGAACTGCAACACGTAGCCGTTACACGGGCGTATAATGGTTGCATGGATGACGGAATGGCCGTCACCCTCACCCAAAAGAGGCTCTCATATGTACACCACACTCGCTCAAATTCGCGCCTGTTCCCCTTGCGCAAGCGGCTGGGAAAAACTCCTGCGCACTCTCGGTAAAACCGCAGCAGATGACGCTCCTGTCAGCATTGTACAGGTTCTCGACAGCAACGGGCTGGAAGACGCGCTGTGGTGTTTGCAGGCAGTGCAGGGGCATGACAAAGAAATTCGACTTTATGCTGTGTGGTGTGCTCGGCAAGTCGAGCACCTGATGACAGATGAAAGAAGTAAAAGAGTGCTGGTTGTGGCAGAATCTTTTGCCGAAGGAGGGGCGACTGCAGAGGAACTGGACGCCGCAGAGGCCGCCGCACGGGCCGCCGCACGGGCCACCGCACGGGCCACCGCAGAGGCCGCCGCAGAGGCCGCCGCAGAGGCCGCCGCAGGGGCCGCATGGGCCGCAGGGGCCACCGCATGGGCCACCGCAGGGGCCACCGCAGGGGCCGCCGCAGCGGCCGCCGCAGGGGCCGCATGGGCCGCAGGGGCCGCAGGGGCCGCCGCACGGGCCACCGCAGGGGCCACCGCACGGGCCGCAGCGGCCGCCGCAGGGGCCGCATGGGCCGCAGGGGCCGCAGGGGCCGCCGCAGGGGCCGCAGGGGCCACCGCACGGGCCGCAGCGGCCGCAGGGGCCGCAGGGGCCGCAGGGGCCGCAGGGGCCGCCGCACGGGCCACCGCAGGGGCCACCGCAGGGGCCACCGCACGGGCCGCGCAAGAAAAACAGCTCCGCCTTCTCTGTGCCAAGATTGAAGTTTCCCAGTAACAAACACCTTCCCCCATTCCAAAGAGGCTCACCCAATGGATAGCTCAAAACAAGCCCAGCTGGCTCGTCAGTGGAAACTCAGCAACGACAAAGTTTTCATCAAATCCCCTTCACTCAGCACGGACCCCGCACTCCTCTCAACCCCTGAGTGGGAAGCTTCCCTCAACGCCCTCGCCACTCTCACCAAGCAACCCGACACAATCTCCCTGGACAACCTCCTTGCCGAGTCTCTGCTTGAACGTGAAGCCTCCGATCACGTCCGTGCAGGTCGCGCCGCAATCGCCAAAGGCGGCTTGCCGGCTGCAGAAGCTGCTGCAATTGCGGCGCAAGTCCGTTCCTGGGAAGCCCGCCGTGAGTGGCGACCGCTCGCAGCCGTTGCAATGTTCAGTCGCCAACGCTGCCGCTGCTGCGATTCCTACAGCACGCAATTCACTGGCTGGTTCCAGCGGCAAACCCACCGAGATACTGGGATTGATCGCTGGATCAGCCACCTGCGGCCGATGGATGACAAGCTTCCGCGTGAAGCGAAGTATCAAGATTCGTGGGCGGAGATTTGTGAGAGCTGTGCCGAGCATATCGGTTTTGAAGTGGAGGAGTGACGCAATGCGTGCCCTCGCCCTTCCGCTGCTCTGCGCTTCCGGCCTCGTCTTCGCTTCCTGCGACTCACAGCTCACAGCCCAGCACGCCGCCCTTGCGGCGGAAGCCTCCCGCTTGTACCTCATAGCGACTCCGAGGCTCCTGCTCGTTCCCGCTTCCTACCCTTTCGCAGGTTCCTATGACTCAGCCACCAACACTATCAGCCTCTCGCTTTCCCTCTGCGACAACCCAGTTGCAGTCCGCGACAGCACAATTGCCCATGAATTGGGCCATGCAGTCACAGACCTCTATTACCCTGCGCTACTACCTGGACGCGATCACGAACGTCAAGCCGATTATTACGGAGCACACATCCTCAGCCGAAGTACTAGCGACGAGCTCCTCCCGCTTCTTGATGGATATTGCCGCAGCGGACATGCTCGGTCCTGTGACAAATTGGCTACTTGGTCTTACGCCCTCACCCATTAAAGGAACTGCTGCCATGGAAGCCTCCACCGTCTCCGAAGTCCTCGTTGCCGCCTTTGCCCTCATCTCTTCGCCCTCTCACTGGACCCAAGGCTGTTGGGCTCGTCGCAGCGACGGTTACAACATCATGGGGGACTGGTCCCGTGCCTCAACCTACGACTCTTCCGGAGCTCTCCGCAGCGTCACAGGAGCCCTCAGCCACGGCTCCAACGCCCAGTTCCGCGATGCCTACAACGCGCTCGAAGCCACGCTCCACCGCCGCCTGGGCCGCAAGGAATACCTTACCATTTTCAACGACACGCACTCCTGGGAAGAGGTGCGTGACCTGTGGCTCGATGCCATAACCACTGAGCAGCAAAAGGAGGCAGCACAATCATGAGGAATTTTCTGCGGCGAATGTTCGCTAAGATGACGCTGGAAGAGCGTCGGGAATCAGACTTGGAGGAGGCGGAGTTTACGCTCCTGGATGCCTCCAAGCAACTGGAATATTACGAAGCTGTAGCTGAGGCCATGAAGGCCCGCATTGCGCGGCTGGAAGCTTCGCCAACGAAAGGGGTGCTGTGATGACTTTGCATTTCCATACGGATACGTCACTGAACGAAACCATCGGCAACGGCCCGAAAAAGGGCCACGAAAAAGGCGGTGGGGCCCCAACTGACAAGCAAGACCAGACCCGGCGTCGCAACTTCGCGCTGATGCAGGTCAAGGCTATGCAGACCACAGCCGACCACCACCTCAAGCCCTTCCTCGAAATCTGGCAGTACGAGCCCCCTGCAGGAAGCTCTGCGCAATGCCGAAACCCACCTGCGAAAGGAAATTGAATATGGCAAGGCCCGCAAGTAACAACCCGAAAGTGCAGAAGCACGTTGCACTGAGCATTGAAAATGTCAGCCGCATGGAGCTGGAGCTTTGGAGCGAGGTCGAAGGCCGAGTTCCGGTTGGGGCTCAAGGGCTGCTGATTGATCGGTTGCTGACGGAGTATTTTCAGCGGCTGGACGATGGCCGCACGGCAATCCTGACTGTAGGGGGCTGAAATGGCTAACAAAGATCTGAACGATCTGCAAGCTAAGCAAGGACACGATCCAGTGCATCGCCCCAGCCATTACACCAGTGGCGCTGTGGAATGTATCGACGCAATTGAAGCCGCACTCGGTCCGGAAGGCTTCATTGCTTTCCTGCGCGGGCAGGTTATCAAGTACAACTGGCGCCTCGGCCGCAAGGACGCACCACCGCAAGACGCGGGCAAAGCCAAGTGGTACATGGACAAGCTCGCAGAACGCTGTGGCAGCAGTATCCTCAAAAGCCACTCTGAGTGGGGGGAAGAAAAGGCCCGCGCAAAACGAGTGGCAGAACAAAATCTAGCCGCTACGTCCCAATCGATCCAGGGCGCAGCCCTGACAGACAAAAAGGAAATAAGCAATGGACGTACTCAGCTCTACTATCGCCTCTACGGAACCGCCAGCGACCTTCAACGGGACTACGGTGGACTCTGTGTCCGCTCCGATGGCGTCGGCTTATACGTCTACGCCCCCATCCCATCATCTTAACCCAGAGCAGCAAGTCGCCCTCGACCTGATCCTCCAGTTCATCGTCGACCCAGATCCGCCGTCCCCGTTCTTCGTCCTCTCGGGCTTTGCCGGCACTGGCAAGACCTTCCTGATGCACGAAGTCCTTGCCCGTACCAAGCGCTCTCGCTTGCGCTTTGCCTTCACTGCGCCCACCAACAAGGCCGCGAAGGTCCTCCGCGCAATCACTGGCGAAGCCTGCACGATCTACGCCCTCTTGGGGCTACGCATCGAAAAGAACGGGGAGCTCAAAGAACTCGTCGGCGGGGATGCCCCAATCGACCTGAGCGACATCGATATCATCGTCCTCGATGAAGCTTCGATGGTCAACAAGAAGCTCTTCGGACTGCTCCAAGATGAGGCAAAGTACCACAAGCTCAAGATCATCTTCATGGGCGACGTGGGGCAGCTTCCGCCTGTCGGCGAACCTGTCAGCCCTGTGTGGGCTGTCGAGAGCAAAGCCACGCTCACCAAGATCATGCGTTACGATAACCAGATCCTCAAACTCGTAACCGCTATCCGGGAGCAGATCGAGAGCTTCGCGCCCTGCATCAATATCAAGTCTGATAACGCTGCGAAGGAAGGTGTGTGGAAGCTCACGAAGGCTTCGTTCAAGGAAGCCGTGTACAACGCGGCGGCCGGGGGCGAGTTCGCGGATAGTAGCCGGGCGAAGGTGATCGCGTGGCGTAATGACCGCGTGGCCGAGTATAACGACCTCATACGGCGTGCGATCTTCGGCGGCGCGTCGGTGGTAGAGCGGTATATCGTGGGCGACCGGGTGATCGCTACGGCCCCGTGCAAGCGCGGTAATGAGGACGTGCTGCTGGCGACGGATGACGAGGCCATTGTCGAGGGGATCGTCGTTACGACTCACCCGTTCCACCCTGAGTACAAAGCTTTCGAGCTGAAGTGCCGGAACGAAATGGGGAAGACAATTCGGTTGCTGGTGCCACACCCCCTGAGTGAGTCGCAGTGGCTGGATGATTGCCAGCAGTTGGCGCACGTGGCGAAGGGCAACGGGAAGCTGTGGAAGAAGTTCTGGGAGCTGAAGGATTGCTTTCACGAGATTAAGTACGGCTATGCGATCACAGCGCACCGGTCGCAAGGCAGTACCTACGAAACAGTGTTTGTGGACTATCAGGATATTCTCCTGAACCGCAATCGCAAGGAAGCCTTCCAATGCCTCTACGTTGCGTGCAGTCGTCCAACTGCTCGGTTGTTACTGGCGTAATCTGGCGTGACTACTGGCCACCCCCTCGTTATAGTAATTCCACGGTCGCGTTACTAGCCGGTAACGCGGCCATAAAACCAACCCCTCAACCAAGGAACCCAAGCCATGCCAATCGAAAACCCCCAGCAAGCTGCCGAAGCCCTGACCTTTACCCGCACCGCGCAGTGTGCATTTGCTGCCGGCCCGTTGGAATACACCTACAAAGTCCCAGAAGGGATGGCTGTCAAAGCCCTGGACGAAGTCGTTGTCCAAGCCCCAAAGGGCCTAGCCATCGTTCGTGTGGTGAGCGTTAACGGCCCTGAGCGCGTCGACCCTCACACGAAGTTCGAGTACAAATGGCTGATGCAGGTCGTTGACCGCAGTGGCCACGAGCTGCGGGAAGAAGCTGCGCGGTTCCTGAAAGGGCCGGTCGGCGATCTGAAACTGGTCGATGGTGAAGTTGTCGGCTAATCCGAAGTAACAGGCCCCGAAGGGGCCTACCCACAATAAAGGAATTCTAGTCATGGATAAGAACATTGCAGCTCTATTGCGTGAAGACGTCAATACCGTCAAGGTACAATTCACCGTCACCCCTTATGAGCTGCGTCGTGCGCTGGCCGCGCAAGGGCCTATTGACCCAAAAACCCAATACACGTACCTGACCTACCTCAAGGTTGAGGTCGGCGATATGGTGCTGGTAACGACATCGAATAGCCCAGTACCAAAAGTGGCTTTCGTTACCAGTATCGATGACGGCGTCGATATTCAGCCAAATAGCGAAATCAAGTACAAATGGCTGGTGCAAAAGGTCGATATGACCGAATTCGACGCTAACGAAGCTCGCAATGCGGTGATCGAAGAAACCGTAACGGAAGCCTACAAGAACAACCTGCGCCGCTCCTTTGCACAGCAAATTCTGTCCGGCGTCGACGACACCAAACGTCTGCAGCTGGAAAACCTGCTCAAGCCGCAGTAACCTTCCAGCCCCTTCGGGGGCTCCTTTTCACCCTAACCGGGAGCCCCTCCCATGTCTGATGTGATAAATTCCCAAATCCAGCTCTGGCGTCAAAAGTGCCGAGACAACACGATCACCCAAGAAGAAATGCGACTCGCTGTCGCAGCGATTCGCAAGGAGCGCGTGGGCGCGACTGCTGTAAGCGCCACGGCGAAAACCAAAGCAGCAACGGCGAAAGCCAAGGCGGCTCCGATTGACAGCGATGCGCTGCTTGACGGGCTGATGTGAGCAGTAACCGACAACCAAACAACCAAGCTATAGGAGCCTCAAAATGACCAAACGTAAATCCCTGGCAGATCAAGTCGGCGAACAAGCCGTTACCATCGACGGCTTGCGCAACCTGCTGTCGCAGCAGAAAGCCGACTTCGCGGTGCTGCAAAATTCGTATGAAGTCGAGCAGGACAACAATCGCGGGCTGAACGAACTGGTAATCAGTCTCAAGGACTCCATCGACGGCAAGGACCTGAATCTGGCGCAACTCCATACGAAGGTGGAGAAGCTGGAGACAGACCTGAAGTCCAAGAACACCTCCTACATCTACGCCAACGACCGTGCCACTGCCGCCGAGTCCGAAATCGAGCAGGCTCACGCGACCCTTAACACCATTCCGGAAGCGGTCCCGGCTGAATTCGAGAAAGAATACGGCAAGGGCAAGCACTCCCTGTCCGCCCGCTTCATGGGCACCCTCGTGGCGCTGATGAGGGCTGTGTGATGTCCAGCGTCATTCTCGAACGGCCCATGTTCCCCAATACTGTTGATAGCACGATCCTCTCCACATGGCGGTCCTGCCGCCAGAAAGCATTCCTGCAATATGTCGAACACTGGAAACCGATCGCGCAGTCCGTTCACCTCGTGGCAGGGGGCGCATTCGCCTCCGGGATCGAGGCTGCACGTAACGTATTCTATGTCGAGGGGGGCTCCCCACAAGATGCCGAAGCTGGGGGCCTTACCGCTCTTATCAAGCATTACGGCGATTTTGAGTGCCCCGCTGACAGTGCCAAGTCCCTCGAACGCATGTGCGGGGCACTGGAATTCTACTTCAACGCTTACCCCCTTGGAGCGGACGGCGCTAATCCAATTACTCTCGCATCTGGCCGACGTGGAATCGAATTCAGCTTCGCCGAACCCCTCCCAGTCCTCCACCCTGTCACCGGCGACCCAATTCTCTACACCGGCCGCAGCGACATGATCGCCGAGCGGGCTGGCGGGGTGTACGTCTACGACGAGAAGACAACCTCCGCGCTCGGCGGTTCGTGGGCCCGTCAGTGGGAAATGCGTGGCCAATTCACTGGCTACATGTGGGCTGCCCGTGAGCAAGGCATCAAAACCGCTGGTGCTATCGTCCGAGGGGTCAGCATCCTCAAGACGAAGTACGACACGCTTGAAGTCCCAACGTATCGCAGCGACTATGAAATCAATCTCTGGCACCGGCAAACCGTCCGGGACGTCGAAGCCATGATCCAGTGCTGGCGCGAAGGCTATTGGGACTACGCCCTCGATGGGGGCTGCACCGAATACGGTGGTTGCAGCTTTACGCGAGTTTGTAAGAGCGCCGAGCCGGAATCTTGGCTGCCGGTGTACTTCGAGCGTCGGGTCTGGGACCCATTATTGAGGAAAGAGGTGACGGTCCAAGAATTCGAAGCCTCCTGGGGCCACGTCCGGGCCGTGCCTCTGCCAGATGAAACCTCTAATCTGTTTTCAGCGCCGGCTTCCGATGCGGCTCTGCAAGACTCTTTCCGCGACCTCCTGAAAGGAACCTGACCATGCCACGCACTCTCGAAGACTGCTCCCACGAATACCTCGTCGACCGCGTTGTCGATGGCGAATGGTATCTGAACCAACTCGTTCAGATCCTGACGCAATTCCATCCGTACCTGCAACCCGCTCTGAACGAAATCGGCAAAGGGGCTATGGAGCGCAGTGATCGGCTGGAAGCCAAGTATCCGGTCAGTGGTCTGATCCTGCCGAAGCAGCACTAGGCCCAAGCCCTCATCGCAATGAGCCACGCCCCCTTCACCCGCCACTTCTTCATCGATGGGCGATTCGTCGCCTCCGGCCCAGCTGGCTACCGTGAAGCCGAAGGCAAGCAGCACCCTCCGCACAGCTACAGCTTTGTGTGCGGGCACTGCGGGGAGCAGTGGTTGAAATCCCCGGTAGCTTTAGGGGAGGGCAAACCCCTTCTCTGGAACTGCCTTACCCTTAACTGCCGCCGATGCAACGACAAGTATCCTTCTCGCTGGCGTGTGCCGGGGAGCCTCTGGCTGAGCTTCGATAAGAGCTTCACGGAGAGCTTCCCGGAAGCAGTGCTGCGGAGAGAGTTGGAACTGCATTGGAAGGCTTATGATGAAGATTGGAGTTAGCTGTGAGACTTTTCGAATGTCACGTTACTATCGAACCTGTAATCGATGAGCGTTTAGCATTAGCCCAGCGTATTGCACGCGAGTACAGGTTCAAGGTCGCAGAACTGCTCATGCAGAAGCGCCCAGAGGACACCCCAGAACGTAGCAAATTCGACACGTTCATGACAGGCCATTCGCCTGAATTCCAAGCTCTTCGCTATCGCATGTGTGACTTGGCACGGAATCTGCAGGCACAAGGCTTCACGGTCTGGCGCTACAAAATCGAAGAAATCCGAATCGACAGTAAAACTGACGATGTTTATAACTTGCTGAAGCATAACCCAAAATGACCGAACCTACCCTCACCCCCAGCGCGGCCACTGTTCGCTCCACCCTCAATGGCTTCAACGTCCTACTGATGGGTCCGGCCGGCACCGGCAAAACCCACAGCCTCGGCACTCTTGTCGATGCCGGCGTCGAAGTCTTCTACCTCGCCCTCGAACCCGGTCTGGAATCCCTGCTCGGATACTTCACCGACCGCAGCAAAGCCATCCCAGACAATCTCCACTGGCATCAAGTCGAGTCCCAGAAGGCATCGTTCAGCGAGCTCCTGTCGAACGCGAAAAAGGTCAACACGATGCAACTCGACACCCTCGCCAAGCTCGCCGACCCGAACCGCTCGAAGTACAATCAGTTCGAGAAAATCCTGGAAGCCCTCAACGCCTTCAAGGACGATCGCACTGGGCTCTCGTTCGGCTGCGCAGACACCTGGGGGCCGAACCGCTGCCTCGTCGTGGATGGCATGGCTGGGCTCTGCCGTGCCGCGATGGGCCTCGTCGTCGGTGGCAAGCCCGTGTCAAACCAGAGCGACTGGGGCATCGCCCAGAAGCAAGTCGAAACCCTGCTGTTCATGCTGACGAATCAGCTCAAGTGTCACTTTGTGCTGCTTGCCCACGTCGAGCGCGAAACCGATGCAGTGCTCGGCGGTACGAAAATCATGCTGTCGAGTCTGGGCAAGGCTCTGGGGCCGAAGCTCCCCCCGATGTTCTCGGATGTGATTCTGACAGTGCGCGAAGGCACGAAGTTCAGCTGGGATACTGGAAGCGCGATGGCTGATGTGAAGAGCCGGAACCTCCCGATTGCTTCGGGGCAGCCGTCGGACTTTGGGCCGATTGTGAAGAAGTGGATTAGCAGGGGCGGGGTGCTGGCGTAATTCCACCGCCGCGTTACTAGCTAGTAACGCGGCCACAAAACCCCCGCATAACTGACCCCTTCCCCATTGACCACTGGCCCCCATTCATCCACTATACAACCTCCCGCAGCGCCGTGCGGGGCTCTACCAACGGCGCACCGCATAGCCCTTCCCACTCTTGCCTAGCCCTAACCGCGAAGCTCTTAACCTCAAAGGAAACACCATGTCTTTCGATCCCGATCAGTTCCTGAATTCCGCAGTCACCGGTGCCAACGATACCAAGGTCATCCCCGTCCCGATGGGCGAATACCAAGGCATCATCGAGAAAGTCCTGCCCCGTCAGTGGCAGTCCAAAGACGGCACCCAAACCGGCATCGCGCTGGACGTCTTCTGGCTGATTGAAGATGCAAACGTCAAATCCATCCTGGGCCGCGACACCGTGACCTGCAAACAGGGCATCATGCTGGACACCGCACCTTCCGGCGGCCTCGACATGACCAAAGGCAAAAATATCGGCCTGGGCCGTCTGCGTGAAGCCGTCGGCATGAACGATCCGTCGCAATCGTTCAGCTTCCACTCCCTGCCGGGCCAGAGCGCCAAGGTCAGTGTGCAGCATCGCATCGTCGGCGAAGATACGTTCGCGGAAGTCAAGGGCGTAGCGAAGCTGTAAAGCAACAGCGGCTGCAACAGCCGTAGCAATAGCGACGGGGCTTCGGCCCCGTTTCTTCCCTCCGCCATAAGGAACCCCCCAGCCATGAGCAGCGCCCACATCCAGACTGCCGCCGACATCCTAACCCGTACCTGCCATGAAGCCGCTCTCGCGTCGGGCTGGTGGACGGATGAAAACGGAAACCTCAAAGCCTACAACACCCCGGAGAAGCTCTGCCTCGTGCACAGTGAAATCTCTGAAGCAATGGAAGGCTTCCGCAAGGACGCCAACGACGAACACCTGCCGCATCGCAAGTCGTTCGAAGTCGAACTCGCTGACGCCGTGATCCGGGTCTTTGACCTCGCTGGCCGCAGTGGCCTCGACCTCGGCGGGGGCGATCGCGGAGAAGCTGGCTTACAATGCCCAGCGCGCTGACCATAAACCAGCCAACCGTGCGAAAGCCGGCGGCAAGAAGTTCTAGCATCAGCAACCCCCCGTAACCGTACCACCGCCTCCCCGGAGGCTTTGACATGAAAGCCACTTGGCCATGTTCGCAGCAACCAGCTCTCTCCTCAAAGTCTCCCTGACGCCCACGCCTAACCTCGTGGGCGTTTTCGCTTCCCCAACCACTTTCCGCCGTCCCTGAAAGGCCCACTCGTGTCCTCACTCCCCCAACTAATTAAGCTCACTGACATCATTATCGAGGGTGATCGCCAGCGCAAGGACTTCAAGCCGGAGTTCATCCAGGAAATGTCCGAAGGCATCCTCACCAAGGGCCTACTCCACGCCCCGGTGATGCGTGATGCCCCTGGTGAGCCCGTTCGGAAAATTCTCGTCGCCGGGGAAACCCGGCTCAAAGCCATTTCCAACCTCTGGGCTCTCGGCGGCACCCTGCGCTACAACAACCAAGCCGTCCCGGAAGGCTACGTCCCCTACTCCAACCTCGGCGACCTCACCCCCCTCCAGGCCGAAGAAGCCGAGCTCGAAGAAAACATCCGCCGGGAAGCCCTGTCGTGGCAGGAAGAATCCGCTGCGATCGCCAAGCTCCACCGCATCCGTTCCCAGCAAGCCCAAGCCGAGGGCCGCGTTCACGCCGTCGCTGATACCGCCGTGGAAGTTCGGGGCTCCAGCGACGGCTCCAACCAAGAAGCCGTGCGCCGCCAGATCATCGTCTCGAAGTACCTCGACAACCCTGAAGTCGCTAAAGCGAAAGACACCAATGAAGCATTCAAAATCATCAAGAGGCAAGAAGTCCAACAGCAGAACGTTCGCCTCGCTGCAACGGTCGGCGCCGTTCACACCTCCGGCATCCACGAAGCGTTCAATGTCAACTGTCTCCAGTGGATGGCGTCAGCGGACGCGGAAAGCGTCGATGTGGTTCTTACTGACCCTCCTTACGGTATGGGTGCTGATACTTTCGGTGATGGTGGCGGCGGTCGTCTGGCCAACAACGAACACCACTACAAAGACGACTATGACGGCTGGAAAGCACTGATGGCAGCCTGGGCTCCGTTGAGTTATCGCATCGCAAAGCGTGAAGCTCATGCCTATGTCTTCTGTGATATTGATAACTTCCACGAGCTCAAGGCGATGATGCAGAACGCCGGCTGGTATGTGTTCCGCACACCTTTTATCTGCACCAAACCCGGGAGCGGTCGTGTACCCCTGCCTTTCGAAGGCCCGCGTCGCCAGTACGAAACCCTGCTCTATGCCATCAAGGGGCATAAAAAGACCACCGCGATCTACCCGGACGTCCTCACCTCTTACGCCGATGCGAACACCACGCACGGCGCACAGAAACCTGTCGGGCTGTACGTGCAGCTCTTGCAGCGTAGCGTCAAGCCCGGCGATGTCATCCTCGACAGCTTCAGCGGCAGCGGCACGATCTTCCCTGCGGCCGACGAAATGAAGTGCAAAGCGATTGGCCTGGAAATGAACCCGGAATACTACGCGATGGGGTATCAGCGACTCAAAGACCTGAGCTTGCCCCGGGATGTCACAGACGGCGGAGCACTGGCGGCAGAACTCAAAGGCCTGATGGGCTAACCAGAAGGAGCAACGACAATGAGCAACGAACAAGCTAGCCGCAGCAACGACAACTCGAAGCTCGCGGAAGGAACCCTCCCAGTGCAGCTGGTGCTGTGCAAGAACTGCTACGGCACCGGCACATTGTTTGTCGGCAAAAGACGTCTCGGCGTAAGCCGTGTGTGCCCGGTATGCCGTGGTAAGACGAAGGTGCCGGCATGATCGTACCTACCGGCCCGCACTCAGCCCGCATCATGCTCGTCGGTGAGTTCCCCCACGAACAAGACCTCTTGAACTCCGCCCCATTCGTCGGAGGTCCGGGGTATGAACTCCGCAAGATGATAAAAGAAGCTGGCTTCTTCTTCGAAGACTGCTACGTCACAATGGTCATGAAGGATCGGGTCCAGCAATCCCGCTTGGAAACCATCATGGCCCTCAAGAGAAAGGACATCACCCATGAACACCGCCTGTACAATGGCAAGCATGTACTTCCATCTGTGGTGGCTGGAATTGAAGGCCTCCGTGGTGAAGTGGAACGCATTCGCCCAAACGTGGTTATTGCCTTCGGCAACCTTGCTCTTTGGGCACTGACCGGAGAGTGGGGCGCGGGTAGCTGGCGCAGCAGTATCATGGATAGCACACTGGTGCCGGGGGTGAAGGTTATTCCGACGCTCAATCCGGCACAAGCCGTGATTCAATGGCGGCTGCGCCCGCTGATCGTGCATGATCTGCGAAGGGCGAAGCGTGAGAGTGCTTTTCCTGAAATCCGACGTCCGAAGTACAACTTCTTAATCAGGCCCTCTTATGAAGAAGCCAAAAATAAACTTGCCGCTTACATCGCTGAAGCAGATGTCGCCCTCGCTGAAGGCCGCCGTCTTAAGGTTGGTGGAGACATTGAAACCCGAGCAGGACATATATCTTGTATTGCCTTCGCCCGATCTAACACTGAGGCTTTCTGCCTCCCATTTATGCAAAGTAGTAATCCAAGCGGATATTGGACTGAAGCCGAAGAATCTTCTCTCGTCTACGACATCTATCAACTCTGTCAAAAGGTTACTATCGTAGGCCAGAACTGGAACTACGACGCGCAGTACTTCTACCGCTGGTGGCACTTCATCTGCCCTTCCGTAAAGGACACGATGATCCAGCAGCACTCGTGCTTCAGCAACCTCGAAAAGAACCTTGCGTTCCTTTCCTCCATGTACCTCGACGATCATCTCTACTGGAAAGACGACCGCACCAACTGGACGGAAGGCCCCAAAGGAGAAGGTGAGGACAAGTACTGGATTTACAATTGCACCGACGCCGTGCGGACCTTGGCCATTGAGGAAGTCCTCTGCAAAGTCGTACAGGGTCTCGGAATGCAATCTGTCGATGACTTCCAGCAAGCCCTCGCCCCCGTGGTCCTCAAAACCATGAATCGGGGCCTGCGCGTGGACATGAAGCGCCGTGCGGAGTTCTCCTTTGAGCTCCAGCGCGAAGTCGCCTCCCGCGAAGCCTGGATGCTCGACGTCACCGGCACTGCTCTGAACATCAAGTCCCCAAAGCAAATGGCGGACTTCTTCTATCGCCAGATGGGCATCAAGCCCATCATCAACCGCAAGACAAAAGGGGTAACTACCGATGATGAAGCCCTTCACCGTATCGCTGCCCGAGAGCCAATCCTCGCACCAGTTACCCGGAAAATCTCTGAACTTCGTTCTCTTGGGGTCTTCCATAGTACCTTTGTTTCAGCCCCATTGGACACTGATGGACGCATGCGAACATCATTCAACGTATGCGGAACCGATACCTATCGCTTCGCTTCCGCTAAGAATGCTTTTGGCACAGGTGCTAACCTCCAGAACATTCCAAAAGGAGGTGAAACGGAGGATGAAGGTCTTGAACTCCCCAACATCCGTACTCTGTACATTCCGGACCCAGGGCACACTTTCTTCGACATCGACTTGGATAGTGCAGATTTACGAGTGGTCACTGGGGAAAGCGGATGCAAGTGGATGCTTGAGCAGTTTGCGGCTGGAAGGAAACCGTATGTGGAGGTGATGAAGGAGTACTACAAGGATCAGACAATGAGCAAGAATTCACATCCCAGGGAGTATAGAATGTTTAAGGCTCTCTGCCATGGTACGAACTACCTGGGGACTGCCGAAGGAATCAGCCCTCGTATCGGCCTGATTGTGCATGAGGTGGAGAGGATTCAACGCTGGTACTACGGTTTGTGCCCTGAGATTAAGCAGTGGCAAGACGACATCAAAGAGCAAGTGTCGAAACGTCGCTGGATTCAAAATGTGTTCGGGTACAAGTTCCACTTCTTCGACAGGATTGAGGGGAATATCTTTAATCAGGCCGTGGCGTGGATTCCCCAGTCAACCGTGGGCTGCCTGATCAACCGGGCCTACGTCAACATCGACCGCAATTTGTCAGAGGTCGAGGTACTGCTACAGGTACACGATTCTCTCGCTGGCCAATTCCAAACCCATCATGGGGATTGGGCACTGCGTCGGATCGTGGAGGAAAGCCAGATTGTACTGCCATACGAGACTCCACTGGTAATTCCAGTGGGAGTTGTGAGCTCTACCCAGAGTTGGGGATCGTGTGGCTAGTTCTATGGCCGCGTTACTAGCTGGTAACGCGGCGGTGGAATTGTAACGGCCAGCTGGGGGCGTCTCCGGCGGATCGAATTGGGGGGCCGGAACGACCCCGCCACGCCTCGCAAACCCTCTCCGGCTACCCTCGCCTACCCCCTCCCGCCGCGCCCCGTGGCGGGCCTCTATTTCCCGCCGGTCGAATCGACCCTCAGCTCCTCCCCCACAGGCAAGAATTCCACCGCCGCGTTACCAGCTAGTAACGCGGCGGTGGAATTCCCTTTTCCCGCCCCCTGCCCTTTACTTCTGCAGAGCCTTCGAGATCGCTGCGACCAGCTGTTGCCGAGCCATATCATCTGCGCCCTGCACCACCGCCCATTCCTCTGGCGTCAACTGCGTCCTTCCTTGTTGCTGTGCCGTTGCGAGAATCTGCGAGATCTGCCCCGCGCTCGCCATCATGTTGTTCATCGTACTGGTCAGCGTAACCAGCAGATTCAGTGCTTCCAGAGTCGTACCCATCATTTGCTCCCCTGCGGCAGTGCCGCTTTCATTGCCAGAAATTGTTGCAGTGTCAGCAGCGTTGCTGTGACGACTTGGAGCTTCCCAGCTGCTCCGCTCGTATCTCCGAGCGCTTCTGATGTCCTGGCCGCGTCGATCGCCGACCGCGCAGTGTCTGTTGCTGTCAAGACTTCCTGTGCCTTCTCCGGCGCCAGAGTCCCTGCGGTCAAGGCTTGCGCCGCACTCAGCCTCACCGCAGTCACTTGCCCCTCGGCATAGGCCAGTTGCTGATCCAGGCCCTTCGCTGGCCGCAGGCCCAACGACCCGCAGCCCACTGCCAGTAGCAGCATCGCCGCCGCCATCCACACTTTCAATTGCTTCTTCATTTCGACCCCCGTTGAGTTATCACATCTTGAATTGCTGCCGGAATCTCCGGCAGGTCTGGTACTGCTGCCCCGATGCCACTTTGGTGCAGCGCTTTCAACAGCGTACGGCACGCCGTGTAGAACACAGCCAACCCCACGACCATCGGGGCATAGCGTTCAGGCACCAGCCCAAACACCATGCTTACCATCGGAACCAGTGCTGCGTAGAATTCCGTGCTTTTGTACCCTGCTACTGGGGCTGTTGCGACTGCCATCACAGTTCCCCTTTCCAGAGTTTTGCTTCCTGCTCACGACGGATCGTGAGGCCCTTTATGACCTTGCCGTCCTGGTGATCCCATCGCAGCATCTCGCTGACGACTTTGCCCCAGTCCTTGTTGTTGATGTTTCGGAGCATCGTGCTGCTTCTCAAGTTCGCCCCGCCGAGGTTGAATGTCCAGTCC